GAAGGTTTTTAGCCACAGAACCGTCAAACACGAAGAATGAATCAAAACCCATCCAGAAAGCGCCCTGATCCACAGGAACGGCAGCCTTACGAGATGCAACGCCACAAGCAGTACCTACGCGCTCAAATCCGTACACATATGGCGGGCCTTGATACGTTGAGATGTGAGCATCAACGTTTGTCAGGATCAAAGTGCGGCCACGCATACGCACACCGCACATGATTTCACCATTGATTTGCAACTCAATGTCGCCTGCTTCGTTAGTAGCGGCAGGTGTCCAAGTTGTGTTGTCCTCGCGATCACACCATGCGATCTTGCGCGGATTGCCATCAGCTTGAAGTGCAAACAGGAAGCGTTCTTCCGTTACAACCAAGCCCTTGCAAGATTCTGGGCTGTTGCTGATCTGTACTGCGTCATTGGCAGTGTTCAACTGCCATTCATATAGCTTGCCGTCAGAAGTACAGCAAGCAACAAGGTATTCGCCCCAGTTATCAAGCGACCAAGTATCTGCTTCTTGGAAGGTATTAGCACCAAAACGCTTCGTGCCGTACAGACCATAACCGTAGAAACCACCACCGTAAGCGCGGTTGATGGAAGCATCTGAGTTTCCGGTAGTAAAGCCAGACGGAGTGATGTCTGTTGGAGTACCAGATGCATTTACATAGACCAGTTCTTCGGCAGAACCGTATGCCTGATTCACGCCTGCTGTGTTGTCCAGCCAAGCATGAGCGGCACGAGGAGCAGCCGTAAATGACCCAGAAAGATCATCGCGCTCAACCCATCCACCAACAGGACGGAGAGAGTTTAGATACCAGCGGACTAGATTCGAGTCACGCCAGCGGTTTGAACCCTCAAAGTCAGTCCCGTTGCGATAAACGCCTGGTGGTATTTGAAGCGGAATCAGTGCCATAGTCTTTTACCAAGAAAGATTGACGATGCCTTGGCCGCTTGTATTGCCGATGCCTTGGCGAACGCCAATAGTCCAACTTGCTGTTCCTTCTGAATAGCCACCATCATAAGTGTAAATGGTTGCCCTACCAGACCCATTATTGTAGTTACGGAATTGAATACCAGCTTCTCCACGGAAACTGCCAGATACCAGATAAACACTTTGTTTCTTACTGGAATCATAGCTGCTTACTTCGTTTAGCGAGATTGACGCAGAAAGATCGCCGTGATTGCTTTCACTGTATTCATTGTAATAACAACCAGCAGATGCAGCGCCAGACTCTAGAGTTCCTGACTGGCCAGAACCAGAATAAGAATTACTGCCTAAGAAATCAAAATCAATATATAACTGAGAGTCAACGTTGCCTGTAAATGAAAAGGCATTAGTGCTTAAAGTGGACTCTACTGAATAAACTGGGTCGGGATAGCTGCGTACAGCCCCTGTTGCTGACGCAAGTGAAGTCGCTCCGCGCTTAATCTCTGTAGTTGTGTTTCCGGTTGAATTAGCGGCAACAATAATCGTCAAAGACTCGCCAGGAGTTGTAGCAAAGCTGCCCGTTGAGTTAGTGCTTGCTCCTCCACCGCCAGCGCCCCAGATGTTATACGTCATTGTTTGGACGCCAGCAGGTACGGTCAGCGAATATGAACCTGAAGTCAAATATTCTGCATCGCCCGGCTCATACAAAACAGACTTCCAAGATCCGCCTGTTTTTACATAAACATCAAGGCAGGATTTCCAGACCCCACCAGTCTTTACAAAGACTTCTTGCGCTTGTTTCCAAACGCCAGATTGTTTGACGTGCAGCGTCATTAGCTAACCTTGTACCAAACATCGCCATCAGATCCACCTGATGGACTTGATGTTGAGATGGTTTTTGTGCCGTAAGAGTTTGTCCCAACGCTACTTGCTGTAATAGTAAATCCAAGATTTGAAACGGCTCCAGAAGCCGTTGATGAGCCAGTTCCGCCATTGGCGACTGAAAGGTCAGTTCCAGACCAATCGTCGTTATTTACGGTGCTTTTTGTCGCAAGGCTTGCAAGGCCAAGATTTGTTCTGGCCGTAGCAGCATTGGTCAAATCAGAAAGATTGTTTGCTTTTACAGCCTTAGCATCTAACTGCGTCTGGATCGCGCTGGTTACGCCGTCCAAGTAATCAAATTCAGCACTGGTTACGCCAGTGTCATACAGGCTTTTTGCGTAATTCAGTTCGGTTGCTGAACCTGTGTAACCGTCAAGTTTGTTGATTTCGGCGGTAGTTGCAGTAACACCATCCAGAATATTCAATTCTGCTGTTGATGCTGTGATTCCATCCAGCACATCAAGTTCTGCTGTGGTTACGCCCGTAGCCCGAAGATCCTTTGCGTAATTCAGATCATCAACCGTTCCTGTAAAGCCATCCAGCTTGTTCAGTTCAGCCGCACTGGAGGTAACAGCAACACCACCAACTTTCCACTGGCCTTCGGTCAGGTTTGGCTTGATCGCAGTCGTGCCGTCAAGGAGATCATCAACAGAATCCCAATTTTCGTTGGATTTTGTTCCCCATGTATCTTCGGAAGCGCCGATTTCAGGCTTCGTCAGGCCATAGGTGGTAGTCGTAGTATCAGCCATCTTAAATCCCCTTTAGGCGGCCAGTTTTGTCCATTGTACGGTTACAGAGCGTTCGTTAGAAGCCAGTGGTTTCTCTGAGAACGCAAATGAACCCAAAGTGTTCGGTCGGAAAGAACTGGCTTGAATGTCTTTTTCTTCGCGGGTTTTGTTCCACGGATCTGCTTGTTCGGACAATTTTGTCCAAATTGTTGCACCTACAGCAATCGGCTCCCATTTCTCGCGTCCTACGGCTGCAACAGAAGACGTAACCGATACAAGCCCAGTTCCAAGTTTGACGTAGCCAGCCTCAGCAAATACACGGGCTTCCACGTCAGAAAGCCCACTTCCGTTCCTAATCCGCAAGTAGGAAATGCTGGCTGAGGACTGAGAATCTGTCTGAGCCGCTCCATCTCGCACTCTAACGGCTTCTGCCGTGTTGGATGCAGATGCACTTGTTGTGCCGCCTCCAACTCTTATGCGGCCTGCTATGGCCGTCAGAGAGGCGCTGGCAGTGCCTGTTCCAGATACGTTACGGAATCGAATCCCTACGCCAGCAACAGAGGATTCAACCGCTGAAATTGCCCCACCTGTGCGTACTCTCGTTGCAGCAGCGGTATTTGTAGCGGAGGCAGCCGCACTCGCAGAAGCATTTTTAAAGACGATGCCGAGATCGCCTATCGCTGCTCCTGAAAGTGCGGATACCCCAAGCATTATTCAGCTTCTAAACTAACCTTCAGCCGAGCCATGAATGCCTCACGGCCTACTTGTAGCTGATCCAGATTGAAGCGGGTGCTGTTGATCTTGCGATCCAGATCCGCTACATGATTAATCAGAACTTTCTGTTCGTCAGTCAGTTGATCTTCGGTGTATTCAACATCATCGATCACGATAGTCTGTGTTTTTTTCTCAGACATTACGCTTTCTCCTAAGTTAAGCCGATTACTCGGCGGTGTTCCACGGCATACCAGCAACGGTAGCCGGGGCTTTTGCTGCTTCGATCTGTGAAGCAAGATTGGCTTCGATTTCATCCTTATCCAATGAGTTCTGCACCCAACCGATGACGGTTTCTTCGGTGAGTTCATCAAAAGGCGTGAAGGATTCTTCGCTCTGGGTGTAGCCCACAGTGCCATAGGTAGAGGCAGAATAGTCGCCATCTACTGCGTTGACACGGTAGTGAACCGTTACCACAAAGCCATCTGAAGTGTTACGCTCAAGTTGAGCGATTGACCATACAGTTTCCATTATTCAGCTCCCATTTCGTTTTGCTGTGCCGCTACAAATGCTTCATAGGCAGCTACGGTTTCAGCCGTGTGAACTGCGGAGCAAATGCCCTGTACCTTTGGATCTTCGTTGGAGTAGTCCTGACCCGGTGCTACTACATGACGGTGGTAAGAACGGCTGATTTCTACGCCATCCTTCTTGATGATCGTTGCAGTACGAACCTGTACATGGGAGTAATCCCCAACGACTTCGATCTTATCTACTGCGGTTTCTTCTGTAAGTGCCATCGTTTATCTCCTGTTGATGGTTGGACTGTCTGCCTCAAGAATCCACTTGAGGTAATTAAGATGTAAAATAAGAACCAGATCCAATAATCCTTTCGTTTGCTGCAATATTTATAGCACTTCCTGAACCGGCTTGAACTAGACGCATATCTGTTCCGAGGCAGTTAAAGTAACCACTTTCTATGCCAGAAGCAGTAGTAGTCCAACCAATAGTAAATCCGGCGTGATTGCTTGCAACAGCAAAAGGAAGTCCGTAGATAGAGTCAGCGGCGCTAGCAGACGAATTAGCTGTTATATCAAAAGTAACAGTTACCAACCTACCAACTTTAGTGTATGTAGCAGTACCAGTCATATTTTGACCGCCACTTACAGGAGTCCAAGTCCCTTCCTCATAGTCATCCAGATAATTCGCTGCTCCGGTTCCGCCGAGGTAGATGCCGCCGGGGACGGTTAAATTTCCGCTATAGTTGAACTTCATTACATTACCGCTGTTACCAACGGTAAAAGCTAAACCGTAGTCTGGTACATTGGTGTAATAATTTCCTATAAATGATTCGCCAAAGCCGCCTGCTTTATTAAGAGCTACAGCATATTTAGTGTTAGCCCCAGTTGCTGTGCGTATAGTGAAAGCAACGTCTCCAAATGTAGATGCTGGAGTTGTAACGCCTAACATCAACTGACCGCTGGAGTTGATACGCATGCGTTCTGATCCGGCTGTTAAGAACTGGAAACTCGAATTGGAGGATTGGATATAAAAACCTTCATTTCCAGAACCAGCAAGTGCTGTATTAAATAAGCCTATGCCAGAACTATCCGAATATAAATAACCTGTGTTTCCAGTAGCAGATTTCCATGAAATTGGGTCTGCGGTTGAAGCCCCTAAAGCAACAACTGATAGTGCTTGACTTGGACTACTCGTACCAATCCCAACATTTCCGCTGGAGTCGATGCGCATACGTTCTGTGTCGTTGGTGTAGACTTTGATAGGGAGATTTTCTCTCTGTATGATATTTGCGGATGCGTTATCCATACCTATAACAAATCCACCTGTCACTTGCGTGGTGTAGGTTGAATTGTTAAAAGCAAGATAGGTTTGAGTGGAGCTGCTATTTAAGCGCAGTACATAACCACTCGTTAAATAACCAGAAGGTGTCGTACCAATACCAACGTTGCCGTTGGAGTCGATGCGCATACGTTCTGATGTTGCAAAGGTGTTGGTATTTTTTACGTCCGTGTAGAAACGCATACTAGCGTAAGCATCAACTGTAATCAGACCCGTGCCGTGATCATTGCCACCACCTGTGAACCGTCTAAAATCAATAGCAGGAGTAGAGTATGTTTCTGCGTTAATATCTGCTCTAAGAGTTGCAGAAATCGTCTGTGTTGCACTATCGTATTGAGCTTCAGCAGCTCTTATTGCACTTTTTACTGTTAGCTTTTCAGTAGGGCTACTCGTACCAATCCCAACATTACCGCTGGAGTCGATACGCATGCGTTCATTATCAGCAGTAGTAAATGTCATAGCATTTACATTTGCGGGCATACCAATCTGGCATCCTGCCGCTGTGTTTCTAAACTCAATTTGTGGAACACTACTGGTATTATTGGTTTGGATTTGTACCCGTGCATTAGTGCTTGCTGAATAAACATCAAGCAATTCAGAAGGACTACTCGTACCAATCCCCAAAGACTCAGCACTCGCATCCCAGAAGAACTTAGGCGTAGTGCCTGTATCTTCGTAGAAGGAGATGTCGCCGCCTTTACCAATTTTTACTCTTCGGGCTAAACCTCCGGCTGTTGGCTGAGTATAAAAACTTATTTGAGTGTCATTATTTGTGCCGCCATCTGCTTCAAAACCGATAGCAGATTTTGCTGAAGTGCCATTAGATAACCCAACAATTCTAGTCCCAAACCCCTCTGTTTGCGCACCAGTAACATTATCAGCCAAAAAAATAGCATCTGCGTTTACTCCAGATGTTCTACTAACATCAGCAGTCACCGTGCCTGTTACATCAATGCCTGTAGAGGTTGTATCTAATTTCTTGTTGCCATTGTGATAAAGCGATACTTGCGCCCCAGATTCTGCACGAAGAAACCAAGCGTCCGAATTAGCTTGGTCACGCAAAATAATGTTATTTGATCCATCAATATAAAGATTGCCTGTTCCGGCATCTTCAATATAGCTATTCGACCCATCATGGTAAATCTGTAGGTCACTACCTGCACCGAAGATGGCTTTGTCGTTGTCGCCGAAGGTAATGTCGCCGCCAGAGATGTTGAAGTTCCCTGACGCATCCAAATACACCGCCTTATCCGCAGGATAAGTACAGAACACGTCCTTAACGTCTGAGTTCCAACTTACTGCGCTGCCAGCATTACTGGAGGCCAGAATGGTGTCGCGACTCAGCGTTCCTGAACCTACCGTTCCGAGGCCAACTTCCCAGTCAGTACCGTCAGAAATGGCGTAGTAGGTTGTGTTTCCTGAGCCAATCTCAGAGAAAGCCTTGAAGCCAGTTGAAGCACCAGCTAGCGTCAGAGTACCTGTACCCGTAGTGGTGGAGGTTTCTTTGATTCGATCCTTGATAACCAGTGCCATGCTTCAAGTTCCTTAGTCGAGAGTAATGTCCAGATCGCCAGCAGGCACACGGAACACGTCTGAGGTGTCGATGGCCTTAGACGCGCTCAGGGCTGCGTAGGCGAGCAGATTGCCGCTTGTGGATGCGTCATACACGCCAACGTGCGTAACCGTTCCCCAAGAGCCGCCAGCGGTCGGGAATTCAACAGCCGAGGTGTTGGAGGCTGTGTTGTCCGTTACCGTGAAGGCGACAGTCTGACGAGCGTAGGAAGTGCCAGATACTTCTGTACCTGAGCCATCTTCTGCTGGGCTGGTGGTGAACAGAGCCAGATACAGCGTACCTGCTGCTGAATAAGCAGTCCCGCCAAATACATGGCCGAGAACCTTGTTTTCAAGATAATTGGAAAAACTCATCCTAATCCCCTTATTTTCAATGTGAGGCCGGAGCCTGAAGCTGTAGCGTCCTCAGACTCCTGATTCAGCCTTGCAACCGCTGCGCTGTACATCTGCGCCCATACACCAACACGCGCATCTTCTTGCAAGTATGGAGCCGAATGCAAGAGAGAGCCGTACAGGTACACGTCTGGAGCGTAATCCAGCAGCCAGTTGGTGTTATTTGTCGCTAGATCCGGCACTTTGGCGTAATACAACAGTTCCATGTCGTAGTCGGCATCTGGTGTCGGGTATAGCTGAAACTGTGCGTCTGCCATGCAGTAATACTTTGGGCGACCTGCTTGGTCTTTGTCCCCAGAGCGTTTGTCTGCCATTGCAGCGCGGGAAATTGAATCCAGCGGGTAAGTACCGCCAGCCGTTAGATGGAAGCGAATGTTCTCGATCCAGTCAAACGGAATCTGCATGTATTCATCGCCAGCAGATTGCTGACCACTAGCACGAGCCTCCATTCTCCAATGGCGCAAATCACGGGTGATCTGTGCTTCTGCAAGCTGGATAAAGGTCGGAATTGCAGACGTTAAATCGTCGCGGTTCAGGAAGTCCGCGATGGTGGTCTGCAAATTGCTGTAGTTTGTTATTGCCATTTTAGAAATCCATTAGACTGCGCATTGGACTATTTTCGCCTGTATCTTCCTGATCTGCAAATAGTAACCCAAATGGTGCAGCAGAAAATAGTGGACTACCCTCAAACTTCTTTTTGGTTCGCATTTCAGATGGAATTTCCATTGACCAGACTTGCTCGCCATTCTTGCCTGTCTTGAGTTTATACGGCTCGACTTTCACACCATACTTTTTGCCTTCCTTGTTGAAGGCTTTGACCATCATGTTGTCGTAAAAGCTTTTCATGCCTTCGCCGCCAATTTTTAAGTCGGTGTTGTATAGGAATGAAAAACCTGCTCTGTCCTTGTCTCCTTCGGCTTTTATGATCTTGTCAGCTATTTCTTTGCCGACATAATCCTCTAATTTGTCTTCTGGAACGTTAGAACCAAGTGATCTCCAGCCAGCACCTTTAGGCAAGGCGTCAATTCTGTATCCGTCTTTTCCTTTGAAATATCTAATTGACTGAATACGTTGACTCAAATCATACCGATCAGCCTGCGTCTGTCCGGTCGTGAATGTCACGCGGCTATATCCCTTGTCAGCTGCTTCCTGAAGGATGCGACGAGTCATTAGCTCGTGCCAGTTCTTCTTAAATGGGGCGT